GCTGACCGGAACGGGAACATTCTAAACTCGTTTGGGTCTGCATCTAATATTCCAATCGCAGCCGGGAATGTTTCGGGTTATTCTCACATCAACAAGTTCGGATATCAGGGAACTGACGGTGGTACTGGAACTGTCTGGGATGCTAATGGAACAACTGCTGACTATCCATACCCCGCCGCAGGTGTTGCATCATCATCATCCACCAGTGGTACCGATACTGGTGAAGGTCTGGAAATTCAGGGATTGGATGAAAACTATAATCCACTCGTAGTCACGACCACAGTTGGTGCAACAACTACCGAAACCTTTTCGAGAATCTTTCGGGTTCGTAAAACAACTGCAACCAATGTCGGAGTAATTACCGTTAACGTAGGTGGTAGTCTTGCGGCACAGATTCTTGCTGGTAACGGACAGACTCTTATGGCAGTCTACACGATTCCTGCCGGTAAGACTGGATACCTAATCAAGTTTCAGGGGTCGATGGACAAACAGAATGTCGATGTAAAATTCAAGTTGTTTGCTAGACCGTTTGGTGGTGCATTCAACCTGAAAGGTCAGTGGGGAACTCAGGGCGGTAACGCAGTGACATACGATTACCCCGTGCCTCTGAAGTTCGAAGAAAAAACTGACCTCAAAGTAAATGTCGACTCTGGTACTGCCGGACACGGCGCAATCTTTGACCTTATACTGGTAGACAACTAATGGAATTTTTAGACTTCATCACTGAACAGAAGAACACCCATATGACTCACATTGAGGACAAGGTTCTCTATGGGGGTGTGGATGGGACTCGACAGGCCATCAATGCGTTGCGTGATTTGCGTAACATGCTTGCGGGTAAGAAAGAAACTGGTGTCTCTGTGAAGTGGGATGGTGCGCCTGCTATTTTCGCAGGTATCGACCCACGTGATGGAGAGTTCTTTGTTGCGAAGAAAGGTATTTTCAACAAGAACCCCAAGGTCTACAAAACTGCGGCAGAAGTAGATGCAGACACGACGGGTGACCTTGCTACTAAACTCAAGGACGCATTACAATACCTACCAGACTTGGGCATCAAAGGTGTGATTCAAGGAGACTTTCTGTTTGGTCGAGGAGACTTGTCAACTAAGACCATTGACGGGCAGTCTTACACCACATTTCACCCCAACACAATCGTCTATGCGATACCCAAGGGTCAAGACAAAGAAGTCAAGGCCGCAAAGATTGGTATCGTATGGCACACAACATACACCGGTCGAACGTTCGAGACAATGCGAGCATCGTATGGTGTAAATGTCGCAGGACTCAAAAAATCGCGTAACGTCTGGTCGCAGGATGCCATGTTACGAGATGTTCGCGGTGCAACAATGACCTCAGCAGAAACGGAGAAAGTCAATGCAATTCTTTCGGAAATTGGAAAATTATTTAATTCAATATCTGGAACTACTCTACGTGAACTCGAACAGAACCAATCCTTGGCTCAGCATATCGAACAGTTCAACAACACCTACGTGCGAAAAGGTGCACGAGTCACAAACACCACAATCCACACAGCAAAACTAATCCGTTGGATTACGACTAAGTATCAGAAAGAAATTGATGCACGAAAAACCGCAAAGGGTAAGGCTACACAACAAAAGAAACTGGATGACCTATTGAGTTTCTTTTCGCCTGCGAACAAAAAAAGTCTCATAAAAATGTTTGAATTGCAGAAATTGATTGTAGATGCAAAGTTAATTCTTATAAATAAATTGAATAGAGTCGGTTCTCTTGAAACTTTTGTGAAGACTAACAAGGGTTACAAGGTTACCGGTCAAGAAGGTTATGTAGCAATTGATACGCTTGGTGGTGACGCAGTGAAATTGGTTGACCGTATGGAGTTTTCATACAACAACTTTTCACCAGATATTTTGAAGGGATGGCAGAAACCTAGTAGGAGATAACAATGTTATCGTTTAACGATTTCATTACAGAAAAATGTTGGCAGGGATATACCGAAAAGGGTATGAAGAAGAAGGGTGACCGGATGGTGCCTAACTGCGTCCCTGAAGACTCTCAAGAAGAGGCCCTCTCTTTCCAAGGCCGTCGTGCACTTTCTCGTGCAATGAAACGACGCAAGTCACAACTGAAACTCGCAAAGAGACGTGCCATGCAAAAGACTGCAGGTACAGATGTATTAATGAACCGTGCCATGAAACAGGCACGTAATCAGATATTCAAGAAGATATCCAAGGATGTCGGTCGAAGTGAACTAACACCCCAAAGACGTGCAGAGATTGAAAAGAAGGTTAAGAGTATGAATTCTCGCGTAACAACACTTGCAAGAAAATTACTACCCCAAATCCGTCAAGCGGCAAAGAATAAGAGGAAGTAATGAGTCAAGTCCCATCGTTTAGTCAATACCTTGTTGAAGAGACTCGTGAAGTCTTCTTCACGTTTGGTCGTATGAATCCCCCAACTATCGGTCACGGTAAGTTGATGAACACCATGTCTGCAAAGGCAGGTAAGAACCCATACAAAGTATATCTTTCTCATTCTCAGGATGCACGTAAGAATCCCCTGAGTTACGAACAGAAAATCAAGCACTCTCGTAAGATGTACCCCAAACACGCACGGTCAATCATCAAGGACAAGAAACTACGTAATGTCTTTGAGGTTGCATCGTCTCTCTATGACCAAGGATTCAATCGAGTCACGATGGTTGTGGGTGCAGACCGTATCACAGAGTTTGAGACGCTCCTAAACAAATACAACGGTGTCAAAGGTCGTCACGGGTTCTACAACTTTGAGAAGATTAACATTGTCTCTGCAGGTGACCGTGACCCAGATGCCGAAGGTGTAGAAGGTATGTCTGCATCAAAGCAACGTGAGAACGCAAAGAGAAATGATTTCACAACGTTTTCACAAGGCGTACCATCGTCCATGAACAATCGAGATGCAAAGCAATTGTTCAATGATGTTCGAAAAGGTATGGGTCTCAAAGAGACAAAAGAATTTAAAAACAAAGTGACCTTGGAGACGGTGAGTGAAGTACGTGAAAAGTATATTGAGGGAGATCTCTTCAATGAAGGAGATAGGGTCAGAACAAAGTCTGGCCTTGCAGGGCACATTCATCGCCTTGGGAGTAATTATGTTATCGTTGCTCTGGATGAAGGGCGTATTTCTCGTTGTTGGTTAGAGGACGTAGAACTCGAAGAGGGGTTTGGTGACTCTTCTGTCATGAAAGACATGATGCCAGGCGTATATGCATACATCGACAAGTTAAAGAACAAGAATCGTTATCGGTATGCGGTGCGAACCTTCCTAGATTTACGTAAGAAGAATCCAAACAACGCAAGACGAAATCTCGTTAAGGCATCTCAGATTGCTGATGTAGATACTCGTACTCTGGACAAAATGTTTCGGGATATGGTCAAGAAGGGTTTGATGCCCAAACACTTGGTAAACTATACCCCAACGTTTAATGAAGAAACATACACTCCCTCAAAACACGAATGGGGTACAGACGCTGCAACTAAGTGGGCAAAGAAACTGACGCCAGGCGAAGAAGTTACAGAAGCTGACGACGAAGTTACAATGGTGCGACGTAACATTGAACGTGAGAAAGACGACGATACGAAGAAACACAATCGTATGTTGGCTCGTGCAAGACTCGCACGTGCACGACGTAAGAATCGAGAAGACCAGACAAAGACTGAGTCTGCAGACAAGATGAACGGTGTTAAGTTTAATCCACAAGACATGGTTGGTCACAACCCCGTTGCAAAACATGCACGGAAGTTCAACAAGTCTGCCGTCATGCGTGACCGTAAGAAAGATTCGAAACGTGGATACACCAAGCACAAGGGTAAGGCGGATGGCTAGGGATTATAAGAAAGAATACGCCAACTATCATTCGCGTCCCGAACAGATTAAGAGACGTGCTGCTCGTAATGCGGCACGTCGTGCAATGCGTGGTCGGAAAGAACTGACTGACGAAAAAGATGTACATCACAAGGATAACAACCCGTTGAACAACGACAAGTCTAATCTGTCGATTGTCACCAAACACTACAACCGTCGTGAACCACGACTCCGTGTAGAAGACCTACGCAAGTGGTTCGGTAAGGGTAAGAAAGGTGACTGGATTCGTGTTGGTACGGACGGAGAAATTAAAGGCGATTGTGCACGAGAGCCAGGCGAAGGTAAACCCAAGTGTATGCCTCGTGACAAGGCACATTCGATGAGTAAAAAGGACAGAGCATCTGCGGCACGACGAAAGAGAGCGGCAGACCCACAGACGGATAGGCCAGGAACCGGTAACAAACCAATCATGGTAAAAACAGATAAAAAGGAATCAGTAGAAATGCAAGAAAAGACCAAGTGGAAAATGGGTGATGGTCGCCCAAGAAATGGCGCTCGCATACAGAATGATAGATTCTGGAATTTACCAAAATCATCTCTGGAGTACATTAGAAAAGATGCACACGCTGCCATGAAAGCAAACCCTAATGGTAAAAAGGCAGGGAAATACGCAGACGAAGTCAATGACGCTGAAACTGTTTTGGCGTGGAGAAAGAAAAACGGTATCAAAGAGTCAATCCAAGAGAAGAATGTACCAACTAACCCCGCACTCTGGGCAAAGATTAAGTCACAAGCAAAAGCAAAATTCGATGTCTATCCCTCAGCATACGCAAACGGATGGGCTGCAAAGAAATACAAGGCCGCCGGTGGTGGTTGGAAAACGGAGAGTGTAAAAGAAATGAAAACATTTTCAGATATTCGAGAAAACTTTGTCGTCAAGTACGCGAAGAACAAGCGTGGGCCAATCTATCAGACTAAGTTCAAGACTCAACCAGAAGCAGAGAAGTTCCTTGCTCAGAAGAGAAAGGAAGGTATGAACGGTATTATTTCTAAGGCAGGTGAACCCGTCTCTATGCAGAAGATGAAGGACATACAGAAGTCATGAAATCTTTCTGGGACATTCGAGAGAGGAAACTCACCCCCGCCGAGTTGAAGAAACGTGAGAAGATTGCAAAGGCAATCGAAAAAGATAATCCTGATTATCCGATGTCGAAGAAGATGGCGATTGCGACTGCACAAGCAAAGAAAGAAGAACTTGGTGAAGCAAAAGGTACGGGTGTAAAGAAATTCATCAAAGGTATGCGTGTAGCAAAAACCAGCAACCCTGATATGAAGGGAACCGTTATAAAAGGCGGTGACAATCTAAAGAAAGGTGTTGAAGTCGAATGGGATAGTGGCACCACAACGGTTGCGAGTGGTAAGTATCTACAGTCAATCAAGAAAGAATCTGTTGATCTGGGTGAAGCATACAAAACTCCTGCTGAAGCAGGTGCATTTGAAGATGGTAAGAAAGCAGCTCGTAAAGGTAAGAAATACGAAGACAATCCTCACAAGAAAGGTACTAACTTGCACCTATGGTGGTCTAAAGGACACAATAAAGTCCGTGAATCTGTTGAACTTGGTGAAGCAAAAATCTCTGTAGGTGACCGTGTTACTCTTCAACCCAACAAGAACACACTTGACCGTAGTCTAATCGGTAAAGCAGGTGTTGTTACAGGTATGGTTGGTAGTAAACCCACTGTCAAGTTTGCTAACGGTAAGACAATTGCAGTATCTCCCAAAGACCTGAAAGTCAATGGTTGATGTTGAGTACCGCCCTCATCATGATAAAAAATCGAGTCGTATCGTTGTATTAGTGAACGACCATCGAAGATTAAATGATGAGGTACACGACAAAGTAATTAAAAGGTGGCAGGAATGGTTACCTTATGATATGTACATACATCGACACAATGAACGAGAAGAGTATGCATTGGTCGATAGTAAGAGTCATATCCAACATTTGAAACATTGGTGGTCATTACAACAGTTGCCCGACGATGTTAAATATGTTGTTAAGGTGAGAAATGACATAGAGTTCGAAGACGGTTTGATGAGTAGTCTACGACATCTATTGGCGAAAGTAGAAGTTTATTGTGAAGAAAGAGAACTGATTAGTATAGGGTTCGGAACAATGGGTTGGTACAAACATTGGGTAAACATAAATCGACCAGACGATATGCCTTGTCTAGGTGATTTGATTCTGTTTCATCCAATTGAGTGTTACCAGAATCCGTACCAGTGGATTGATGAGTTCAAGGATAATGCAGACAAAAAGACTGCACATCACTGGTGGGGCCGATTGTTGACCGGTAGGAAACACCAGATTGATTGGCACATTAAACGAGTGCACAGATAAGTTTCAAAAAGATATAAATAAACCTATGAAAAGTTTTAAACAACATTGTAACGAAGCGACTTATCAGGGGAAGAAAGTTCCTCTGAACAAACCTATGCCAGGCGATGTGAAGAAGTCAAAAGTTTATGTTGACCCAGACGGTGATGGTAAGGCAAAGAAGGTAAACTTTGGTGATAAAAATATGACGATCAAGAAGAACAATCCTGCTCGTCGTAAATCCTTCCGCGCCCGTCACAATTGTGATAATCCGGGCCCTAAAGACAAGGCACGGTATTGGTCGTGCAAGGCATGGTAACCAGTTATGGCAGAAACGCAAACCAAGCGACTCGAACGTATCGAGGAGAAAATCGACAAAATTACTGAAGCGGTGCATGAATTATCAACACACAGTGCAGTAATTGATAATCGAACAAAGGATTTAGAAGTTCGCCGTCAAGAGTCACATGAACGTGCGAATAAGTTTTCAGAAAAACTTGACCATGTCCACGATTGTATGCATGATGTCAAGGCAAAAGTAGAATTGTCCCACAAGTTGATGTGGGCAGTTGGAGCCGCAATTATTGTTGGTTTCATCAATGAAGTAATGAACGTCATCTAATACGGAGAACAAAGATGGACTTAAAATACATTAATGCAATCGCAGAAGCGATGCGACAGGTAGATGAGAAGAAAACTCTCGACCCTGTAAACCCCAAGGCCGCTGCAAAGGACTTTGATGACCGTGCAGACAAAGACATCGACAACGATGGGGATACAGATTCAACGGACAAGTATTTGCACAAGCGTCGTAAGGCGATTGGTAAATCAATGGCAAAAGAGTCTTCTGATGAGATGGATGAATGTCCTGAGTGTGGTGGTTCTACTGAGAATCATGACCCAGATTGTTCACGTGCACAAGCTGCAGACAAGAAGAAGTTGGATGACGACAAAGACCTTGATGCAGGGAACTCTCGTAAGGCACTGAAACACGATTGTGCGACACACGTCACCTCAGAACAGTGGGGTTATGGTGAGTGTATCTCTGGTCAACATACAATCGTTGAACAAGAAGACGGTACTGGTATCGTGACTCACTACGATGTAATGTTCGAACATGGTATTGAACAAAATGTAGCAGTAGAAGACTTGACGATTCTCCGCGAAAAGTCTCACCTACACGCTGCAAAGAAGAAAGTCGCAGAAGCGAAACAACCCGACCATGCCGAAAAAGGTAAGGGTGAAAAAATCATGGACAAGTTCAAGGGTGGACACAGTCAAAAGATGGCGAAAGACAACAATGTCGACTCTCCCAAACACGCTGACATCACCCCCGAAGAAGAAGGTCACAATGATGCAGTCAAGGCAGGAAAGGTAACTAAACAGTCACCTGCTCGTGGCGCCGCTGACCAGTTAAACGTGGGCGACAAGAAACCTGTAAAACAAGGAGCAAAGTAATGGCAATTAAAACACCTGCATGGGCAAAACACGCCGGAGCGTATCCACACCCACTTGGTTGGGTAGTCGATAGACCAAAGGGTCGTATCGAAGTACTTCGCAGTGGTTCTTTTACTGCGGAAGAGATTGCAGAGTGGCACGGTGTTGAAACACCTGCACCAGCACCTGTAGTTCAGACTCTACACGAAGCACCAGTTGTTGAAACTGTCGTCGAACCTGAGTTAGTTTCTTTTCATTATGATTCGGAGATAGGTGAAGAAGTAGACGACGAAGAGGAGTAACATGCCATGGGTGAAGAATTAGAAAAAAAAGGATACCACCCAGCAGACGTTAACGGAGACGGTCATGTCTCCGAAGAAGAATCACGCATGTATCTGGAGTTCAAACGTAAAGAACTCGAAGACGCGGATGCAATGCGTGATGCACAACGTTCCATGACATGGTTCGCATTGTTCGGTTTACTACTCTATCCCTTTGCAGTTGTTGCTGCAGATGGCATTGGATTAGACCAAGCATCTAAGATTCTTGGTGATATGGCCGCAACTTACTTCGTATCTGTCGCCGCAATTGTCGCCGCATTCTTCGGTGGACAAGCATATTCTGCCAAAAAGTGACATAGGTCACATCCCTAACCATCCTTTTAGTCTACCTCAGTTATAAATAACACCGTAACTGAATGAACTAAAGGATGGTTTCATGCGTTTTCTCACAATTATATTGTTGTTTCTCTCATCACTGGCAATTGCACAAGAAGACCCAGTTGATGATACTATTCGCACAGAGTCGACTACTACGTCTACTATCACGACGACTGGTAATACAACGACGACTCTGAAATCACCCCCTGCTTCAGCAATTACACCAACCATCAACACATCGAACTCAGACCTATGTACGTTCGGCGTTGCGGGTGCAGTCCAGACTCAGATTCTTGGTATCTCAACGGGTACTCAGATAACGGATGACAACTGTGAACGGCTCAAGAATGCCAAGACCCTCTACGATATGGGTATGAAGGTAGCTGCGGTAAGTGTCATGTGCCAAGACAAACGAGTCTTTGACGCAATGATGCACGCCGGAACTCCATGTCCATATGATGGTCTTATTGGTGAAGCTGCAAAGGCAGGATGGGAAGCGGCCGCCTTAGAAGAAGAGGCGACCAAAGACGAAGGAATGTCAGATGGAACTAAGACAGCTATTGGGGGCGGTGGTATTGCTGCTTTGCTCCTGTTACTCTTACTCTAACGAAGTATTCGGAGTAACACAGAACGCAACATCCTTTGGATACCAATGGGTGATGACGAACATTCTGCCACAACAGGCAGGGTTACAGGTCAATGCGGTTCTGTATAATTATTCAGTAAACAA